CACTGCCAACCTGGTGCACATGGGCCACGGCGAGCAATCAGCCAACGGCGCGCCGCGTTTCAGCCACGGTATCCGCGACATCGAGCAGCCTCTCAATACCATCACGGCCAGCGGGGCAGTCGCTGGTCTGGTCACCGCCCAACTGGTCGGCTGCGGCGGCCGCGCCGGGCAAAGCCGGCCGCGTGACGCCAGCGAGCCGTTGCAGACGATCACCGCCAAGGGCGATACCTGCATTGCGACGAGCAGCCTGGTCAAGATGCGCGGCGACGCCAGCACGCACGCACCCGGGCAGGAGCCCACTGAGCCGCTGCACACCATCAGCGCGCAGGGCAACCACTTCGCCGAAGTCCGCGCCTTCCTGACCGCATACTACGGCGTCGACCAGGACCCGCGCATGGAAGATCCACTTCATACGATCACCGCGCGCGACCGATTCGGCCTTGTTATGGTTTCCGGCCAGCAATACCAGATCAGCGACATCGGCCTGCGCATGCTGGCGCCGCGTGAGCTCTACCGAGCGCAGGGATTCCCCGAGAGCTACATCATCGGCGACGACCCGGCGCAAGGCCTGACGCTCACGAAATCGGCGCAGGTCCGCATGTGCGGGAATTCAGTTTGCCCGCCACTCGCCGCGGCGCTGGTCCGCGCAAATCTCGCCGACATGGCGATCGCCAGGAGAGCAGCGTGAGCCTGAAATACATCAGGAAGGCATACAACGCCCCTGCCTACCGTGGCGCTCGAATCCGATACACGGATGAACAGGGAACGATCTTCAACGGACGGATCACGTCAGCGAAATCCGGAAGGCTTCGCGTGCTTGTTGATGACCGAGTTGAAGGCTATTGGGGAAGGATGATTCTGCATCCGACGTGGCACGTTGAATATTTGGCAAAGAAGGTGGCGGAGTGAAAGCACTATCAATTCGCCAGCCATGGGCGTGGCTAATCATCAACGGCGGAAAGAACATCGAGAACCGGGACTGGCCTACAAGGTTTCGCGGCCGCATTCTTGTTCATGCCAGCAAAGGTATGACGCGGGACGAGTGGAGCGATGCTTGGGAATTCGCGCAAGGAACAGGCGCCAGCGCAAAAGCAATTGAAGCCGGCGTGACTCGCGACAACATCTTGCGCGGCGGAATCATCGGCAGCGTCGAGATCGTCGATTGCGTCAGCTATTCCTCATCGCCGTGGTTCTGTGGGAAATTCGGATTCGTGCTGCGCGATCCACGCCCGATGCAGTTCATTCCGTTCAAGGGCCAGCTTGGGTTCTTTGACGTTCCGGGAGTGGAGGCATGAGCCAATCAATCTATCCAGTCGAGTGGGCTGCTCTGACCAAAGAGCGCGCCGGCCAGAAATATCGCCCGAGCAATGGCACAGAAGGCGAGATATTCATGGGCGCCTGGTGCTGCAAGTGCGCCCGCGATAAAGCCATGCTTGAGGGTGAGCCGTTCGACGAGTGCGACGACGACGAGCTTTGCCCGATCATCGCCAACACCTTTGCCTTCAACGTCGATGATCCGGAATACCCAAAGGAATGGACCTACGGAGCGGATGGCCAGCCGTGTTGCACGGCCTACGTCTATCCCGGCGAGCAGATTCCGCGCCCACGGTGCGAACTGACGATCGATATGTTCGAGGTCAAGCCATGAAGCGAATAGACCCTCTACTCAGAACCTGCCCGTGGCGCGTGATGGCCGTATTCGGCCCGATCGAGCGCGTTCTGCATCGCATCGAGGCTGACGGTACGGTCGAATCGTCTGGCCGGCAGATCGTGTTCAAGGAAGACTCGAATGGCGAATGGTACGACCTGCCAGCGGCGCTCAACGGTGTCGTCGACTTTCATGAGCTCGCCGCCAGCCGTCACGGACTACCGATCGATGTTTCAGCAATGCGCCGGTTTGCGAACAAGCTGGAAAGCGGATCGCCGATCTTTGAGCAGGATCTGGAAGCGGTGAAGACTTGTATCGCCGCGTGCAAACAGCAGGTATTGAAGCTGCGTGTCAGCCAGGCCGCGGACATCGTGGATACCGTGCGAATCAGCCAAGAATTCGAGCGATTGAATAGGAAAGTCGCATGAACACCCCGCAACTTCACCCGGCCCCTTACGTGACCATCCATCTGGCCGCGGTCATAACCGGATTGACCGAGAAGGCCATTCGACGCAAAATTGAAGACGGCAAGTGGCTAGCTGGCCGAGAATACCGGCGCTCGCCCGATGGCGGGATCTTCATCAGCGTGGAGGGTTACCGGAAATGGGTCGAGGCGGCATAGGGCTTGAGGTCAGGGACAAGAGCATCCGCATCAAGTTTGTCCTGAACGGAGAAACGATACGGGAACGCGTGACGCTCGATGGAAAGTCGCTTGAACCGACCCCGTCGAATGTCAAATATGCGACCCGCCTGGCCATCAACGTGCGGCGCCGGATAGAGCAGGGCGCATTCGACTTTACTGAATTCTTCCCCGACTCACCGCGCGCGAAGAAGCAACCCCCGAAAGCATTCGGAAAACTTGCCGACCTTTGGCTTGAGTCGAAGGGGCAACTCGAGAACGCGACCCGTGACCAGTATCGCAACGCCGTCGCCTTATGGAAGACGATCCTCGGTGAGAGTACGCCGATTGACCACCTCACCTACCAGGTGCTGGCCGCTAAGATCGGCAAGCAGCCGTGGGCGAGCGGCAAAAGTGCGAACAATTACCTGATCCCCTTGCGCGGCATCATGGAGTTCGAATACAGCGGGAGGAGGGCGGCCGACAATCCAATGACCGGTATCAAGAATCTGCCGATCATCAAGAAGTTGCCCGATCCGCTGACGCCAGACGAGCGCGATGCGATCCTGGCCGACATGGCGCGCTACGATCCGCGCATACTGGCTTATTTCACGTTTGCTTTTTACACGGGGATGAGGCCGGAAGAGATTATCGCCCTCCGGTGGGCAGACGTTGATTTTATTAATCGCAGCGTTCGGGTGCAGCGCGTGCGCACTTTCCGAGGATCGGAGCGAGACGGATCGAAGACGCACAGTGAGCGCGATGTCGATCTGGTGGCAAAGGCGCTTGAGGCGCTGGCGATGATGAAACCCTATACGTACATGAAGCCGGACGCTTGCATTTTTGAGAGCCCGATCACTGGCGTTGCTTGGCATGACGAGCGCAGCCAGCGCGACAACTTCTGGACACCGACCTTGAAACGCCTTGGGATTCGCCACCGAAGGGCGTACAACGCACGGCACACGTACGCCACGGCGGCACTAATGGCGGGCGTCAAGCCCGGATATATTGCCGCGCAGCTTGGCCATACGGACGCCAAAATGCTCTTCGAAAAGTACACAAAATGGATCGATCAGGCTGACAAAGGGCAGGAGAGAAAAGCGCTTGAAAAAGCGCTATCGTCCCACGGAGCGTCCCACGGAAAACAGGAAGCGCTCTGACTTCTTGCCACTGCAAGTGATGCAGTGGTAGGCGCGATTGGACTCGAACCTATTTACTAGGGGCAGAGGGGGTTCTGGAGGGGCGATTCTACAAGGGTTGCAGCCCCCTGTCACCCCACAAATCCCCTAATTCGTCCCACGGATAGTCCCACGGGAATACTTCGGCCAAAGATTTAGATCGTGGGCACTACTGCCTGATTTTCAGTTCTGACTGGCAGGCGGCGAGCTGGGCGCTTGATCGGTCGATTCCGTCGCGTAGGGCGTTATAAGCTCGTTCAGCAGTTTTATCAAGTCTAGCCCTGGTTCCAGAATCCACGCCGGGGACGCTTGGAGCTTGGGCGCCGAGTCGGGGGGTAGATTGGTGGCAGGTTGCATTGATGAGCAACCCGCTAGAGTTAGAAGCAAGACGATCACGAAGGTGAGCAGTTTCATTTTGTGAATCTCCGAGTTGTTTGAGGGCGTCGTCATTGGCTTTGGTAAGTAGTTCCGCTTTAGTGTCACGGTCGGATAGCAGTTTTGCGAACGCCAGTCGATTGACTTCCAATTGCACGAGCTTTGCCGCCGTGGCTTCTGCGGTCGCTTTGTCATAGCCGTGCGTGTACCCTTTAGCCTCGACAGAACCGATGTAACGATTCCACCAGACGATAGCTGCGACGACGAGCAGCGCGGCCAAGAGGTACGGCCAGAACTTCTTAAACAGTGCGAGCGCGATTGTGGTCATGTTTTTCCTCTTCAATCTGCATTGCTAATCTTTGCAGCGGACTACAGGGATTCGGGCAGACGCTGGCGTAGTGGCAGTCCGCGAATACGTGAACCTTGCTCGCGCTATTGATGATGCCGAGCGGACAGTGACGGATGGTGCCGTTCAGAATTACGGGAGGGTCGGCCATAAATCACCCTGTGCACAGTTTGAATTCGTAGTTGCGCCGGTTCATGATTCCCTTGCAGCCGTTCACGTTCGCGAGGTTGTACGGTTCCCGGCAGTGCTTGCCATGAAGTCGGTCAAAGGTCAGGATCGTTGCGCAGCCTTCGGCGTATTGGCCGGCGCGGAATTTCGTGATGATGCTCGAATTGCAAACGGTAGCCGATCCCATGTTGTAAGTCATATCAACCAAAGCATCAAACTCGCCTTGCGCCATCGGCACGTCGCCCGCGCATTTGTGCAGGTTGCTCACGAACTTTTTGTTCACGTCACTGGCGACCAACGCCTTCGCTTCTGTGCGCGTTATCGTGTCGCCCAGCTTGACCGGCGTACCATCGGCCTTGATCGTGCTGCCGTAGCCATAGGTTGGGATGTCTTCAGGAACTGGGATGGTGGCGACCGGCGAGAATCCTTCGCTGTTGTAGATACCGGCCAGCGCAATGACTGAAGCGGCTAATCCTGCCGCTGCCGTGCGTCGTTGGTTCGGTGTCATAGCGCCGTCTTCGGTAAAGTCTTTGGCTGATCGATCACACGTGAGATTGCCCCCGAAAAGCTAGTGATTGAAGCCAGAACCGACACAACCATGAATGCCGCCATAAATCCCGGGCCGGTGCCGCATGAGAGCATCACAGCCATGATTGCCGCCGTAGCGGTAAGGAATCCGGAGGCAATGGCTAGGCGGAACGACCACGCTTTTCGGACAATGGCGTGCCAGTCTTCGACCAGATGGAAACGGTCAAGGAATTTCATTGCTTTAACCCCCGGCTGTGCTGAAACTCACAATACGATTCCAACCGCGTAACACGTCTGTCGATGTCCGTTCCCTGTGCCCGCATATCGCGTTCAAGCCGGGTATGCGTCTCGTTCATGATCGCCATCTGTCCGATAATGTCGTCGTGCACCTTGGCTACCGATTTCGATATTTGCTCAGGCATGGCATCAATCTTGTTGTCCCATCGGCGCCCGATATAAACCATCAGTAAAAGCAATGCGCCGCCAATAGTGACGATCAGCCACCATAGCATCGGTATAATATCTGAGGCATGTTCGGTCATCATTAGCTTTCAGTGGTCGAAAAAATCCCCGAAGGTCTAGTCAGTGATTGTTGCAAATGGTCTTGCTGTTACGCACAGCGCCTGTGACCCGTCATACACGTCCTCGGTCTTAATCCCAACCGGCCACCGCTTGTAGGCTGGCGAATCAACCCCATAAAGCTTGAATCCGATGTATCCGCCGTGCTTGTTGCAGCGCCACGCGACGAAGGGAAGAATTGGAAACTTGCAGAACGCCCGCCACACATATTTCGGGAACGGTGGCTCGAACCACTTCTCACCGAAGAATGTTCCGAGCAGCGGATTGCAAATGTCGCCTGAGTAAATACGGAGCACGAAACTCCATTTTTTCTCAGGCAGAGGATCTGTCAATGGGCGCTCATGATCATTGCGGTAGTGGCAGAAGACTTTCACAGCGTTCTCGCCAATTCAAACAGCGCATCAATCTCAGCGTCTGTCTTGCCCATCACCTTCGCCATGCCACCAAGTAAGGGATCGGTCCGAACAAATGAAGTTGCGTATTGCCAGGCGTCTTTGGTGGTCGTGTCGGCAGCGGCTACCGCCGACTCAACCGATTCGCGAAGACCGGTCGCATTGAGCGCCTTGCGGATTTGCCAAGGCGTAACGATGATCGGCGGTTTCACAACAGGCGCAATTACAGCATCAACAATCACCCACGCGCCTTCCCGAAAAAAACAGCCCTGAGTCGCGCTATCGAAGACGGGCGGAACCAGGTCCGTTAGGCCCATCCAGTCACCTGGCTTATCGGTAACGATCAGCTCGCCAGTATTCGGGCTGTAAGCGGTTTTCGGCATCATGCGACTCCTAGTCTATTGATCAAGTTGAAAGAGTTCGCCCATTGCGCGTGGCCACGCCACGAGGCGATAAAACGGTTTAGTGAAATTCCGTCGCCGACCAGGCGATAGCTCGCGATCTTGCGCTTGGCGGCGATTACGGAGCGGCGGCGAAGTAGTTTGTGCGTCGGCCAGACGCGATACCCGAGCCAATCAAGACCTTGTGTGGCTGGCCCGATGCTCCACTTGGAAAACGCCATTCCCATGCGTGCTGAGCAGAACCATTTGAGGCCGTGCTGAATAAGCGTAAGTTCCTCGCGGCTGCGTGCGAAGATCACCGTGTCGTCCATGTAGCGAATCCACGCCTTGATGTGTAGTGTGTGCGTCAGGTAGTGGTCGAGAATATGACCGTAGACATTGGCAAACAGCTGGCTGGTCAGATTGCCGATCGGCAGGCCGTCGCCCTGGAGCGGTAGGAAAGCCTCAATCAATGCCATCGCACCTCGACAACTCACCTTGCGCCGAATCTCGGTATAGAGGATCGAACGCTTGATGCTGGCGAAGAACTTGGCGAAATCGAGCTTCAGCCAGTGCGTAAAGCCGCGCCGCATGGTGGCTTGCGCCTCGATCGCGGCCACGTGCGTGCCCTTGTTGAGCCGACACGCATAGCTATTGGGCAGGAAAGTG